CCAGCTTTGGCGATTTCTTTATCAGCCCCGTTAAGAACCTCAATCGTCTGTTGAGCGATATTTTGAAAGTCGCTCATTGCTTGAGTAAAAGTAATACCGCCCTGAGTAGCAACTTCGCCTGATTCAGTATCAAGAAGACGATAGATTTTTCCGTCGGCGCCAATATTGAACAATTCCGACATCATCTTCTTGGCGTTGATGGATGTCGGTTTGCCAGAGGCGGTTAACTGCAACATCTTGATCAAGTTACCGACAGTGGAGATACCTGCGCCAGCTCCGCCACCACCACCGTGACCAGCGACTTTAATCTGTTCAGCGAAAGCCACAAGGTTCAGCAAACCTTCATCAGACATCAAAGGAGCGCCAGGGCCAAGGTTTCTCAGAATCGTTTCAAAGTCTTTAACAGTAACTTTGCCACCGGTTACATTCTCAATCTGCCACAACGTTTTAAAAGTCTTCAACATTGCATCAGGGTCGAGAGTTTGCTGTCTTGCTTCAACCACACCGAAGAAGTTCTTAATCACGTCGGAGATTGAGTCGGTGGTATAACCGAGCATTTTGCTACCCTGAGCATATTGAACGGCTGTAGGAAGAACCTTCTTCAAGGCTTCGGGGTCAAAGTGACCCATAGAAGTCATGCCAGCAAGAGTTGCATCTGTAGCTTCAGCTCGTGATAAAAGAGAATTCTTCTGAAGAATCTTGTCAGCAATAAGATCAAATTGATAACGGTCTTTCTTAGAAAGATTCCAAGTGTCAACCTGAGATTCAATTTTCTGAAGTCTTTCAACGCTGTCAAAAACACCTCGGAGCATTCTTTCGCCTAAGAAAGCTCCGCCACCGAGCATAAGAGCGGTTTCCAAACCACCGCCTCTTATTCCCATTAAACGAGTTGTTTCTCTATCCCAGCGTTTGGCATCGCGTTCTGCGCTTCTGGCAGAACGTTTAATTTGAGTCTCTTGGTCTCTTCTCTTTTTCTCGTCTAATTTAGCCTTGTCTGCAAGAGAACGAGACTTGGTGTTTTCTTCATGTAGATTGGCGGCTGTAGCCAAGTTAATGAAATTCAGTCTTTCAGAATCTTTAGCTACAAACCGATCTTTTACACGAACGACGCCTCGGGAAGCTCTGGCAAGTTTTGCGCCCAATGAATATTGCTCGGCATTTTCGGCTTTTCTTTGTTCGACATAAGAAAAATTACTCTGAAGTGCTTTATTTGCGGCGGCTAAATCTTTTCTAACTTGGTAATACTCTGGCCCCTTTTTACGCCCCTTCGGAG